CCAGCGTGGGAACACCACCTTGGCCGCTCCAGCGGCCAGGCTTGGTGACGCTGGAGCGTCAAGACTTACTCCCACGCCGGAGCGTGGGAGCCAGAGGAAAACGCGAACCGCATTAATGGACGCCTGGCCAGTGGCGAACCACATCTTTGGATGGTCCGTGCCCAGCACCTCAGCCTCATTGCAGTCGGATGAATCGGCGATGGGCACAGCCCATCCTACGGATGGGATGCGACTCTGCGAGCCCATTGAAAGGACCGGACTATTTGGTTTTCCCGACGCTGGAAGGCTCGTAGGTGCGGGGCTTGCCCGCGCTTTGGCTTGCTTGGTTGCCTTCCAGCCCAGCGCCGGCAAGCCGGCGCCTACCGGATTCCGCAAAGGCTTGTAGTTAGGTATAGTGACCCACTCGGGACGCATTCACGACGCCACGCCCAGGTTTTCGCATCGATCACAGACAACCGATGGCCTTCCTCAAGCTCAAGCTCCACTGGCAGATCCTGATCGCACTCGCGCTGGCCGTGATTGCCGGTCTGCTGACGGGCACCGAAGCAGGGCTATTCGGCGTCACCTTTTATTCGCTGTTCGACTTCGTGGGCAAGCTCTTCCTCAATGCCCTCAAGATGTTGATCGTCCCCCTGATCGTCTCCTCCATCATCGTCGGCATCGCCGGCATCGGCGGGTCTCAGAACCTCGGTCGGCTCGGCGGCAAGACCCTCCTCTATTATATAAGCACCAGCCTGTTGGCGATCCTGGTGGGGCTCATGGTCGTCAACGCCGTCGCCCCAGGCATCGTCGACGGCCAGCCGGCCAAGGGCCTCATCGGCTTCACTACCGACGTCAGTACCTTCGAGGATCAGGTCGCCGGTCGGGGAGCCGGTGACATCGTCGAGGTCTTCCTGCGCATGGTGCCGACCAACATCGTGGCCGCCGCTGCCGCCGGTCAAATGCTGGGCCTGATCTTCTTCAGTCTGCTCTACGGTTTCTTCATGACCCGCATCGCCGCGGGCTATGCCCAGGTCCAGCTCGATTTCTGGCAGGGCGTGTTCGAGACCATGCTCAAGATCACCGATCTGATCATGCGTTTCGCCCCCCTGGGGGTGTTCGCCCTGGTCGCCAAGGTGGTGGCCAGCACCGGCTTCGACGCCTTCGTGCCACTCGCGGCATTCTTCTTCAGCGTCGTGACCGCCCTGGCGATTCACGTTCTGGTCACCTTACCCCTCTTGCTCTATTTCGTGGCCGGGGTCAATCCCATCCGGCACTTCAAGGCCATGGGCTCGGCCCTGCTCACCGCCTTCTCTACTGCTTCCTCCTCGGCCACCCTCCCCATCACCATGGAGTGCGTGGAGAAGAACGCCGGGGTATCCAACCGCACCACCAGCTTCGTCCTCCCCCTGGGGGCCACGGTCAATATGGACGGCACCGCCCTCTACGAATGCGTGGCCGCCCTGTTCATTGCCCAGGCCTACGGGCTGGATCTCACCTTCGCCAGCCAGTTCACGATCGTACTCATCGCCTTGTTGACCTCCATCGGCGTGGCCGGAATCCCGGCCGCCAGCCTGGTCGCCATCTCCATCATCCTCGCCGCCATGGGCCTGCCGGTGGAAGGCATCGGCCTGATCCTGGCCGTGGACCGGGTCCTGGATATGCTGCGTACGGCCACCAATGTCTGGAGCGATTCCGCCGGGGCAGTCGTCATCGGCAAGCTGGAAGGAGAGCAGGGCATCCTGGCGGAGCAATCTCAGGGCGGTAGTGGTTAAGATTTAAGGGCACTTTGAAAAATGCGATTTTCGTCTACGGCATACCTCAACAATCAGTGGTTTAAAGTCGTTTGATTGGTGAAAATACCTATTTTTCAGGGTGCCCTTAAATGGAAACATCGTCGCCAGAGCGTGTTGACATAATCGTGGTGCCAACCGCCAGTAGGACAGGATTGACAGGATGATCAGATTATTTTTCTGATTAATCAACGCAAATGGCCGCAAATAAACGTTAACGGACCGAGAAGCATTGATGATGGTGAGCCGGTAGTGGTAATTTTTCAAGTGGTAGAAAGCCCCTCTCATCCGGCTCCCACGCTCCGGCGTGGGAGCAAGCCTTGACGCTCCAGCGTCACTAAGCCTGGCCGCTGGAGCAGCCAAGATGGTGTTCCCACGCTAGAGCGTGGGAACGAGCAAAAGAGCCGAATTTTAAGTGGCATGGTTGTGCGACCTAATTATTTAACCCCCCACTATTTGCCATCCCTGGCGCCTGGATTCCGGCCATCCCTGCCGGAATGACGTGGTAGGACTGGCAGACTTCACCACTAGGTCGTGTTGACATTTAGACCGAAAACGCTTCTGAATCATCAAGTTAGCCTTTCCAGGCATGCGTCGAATTGTCTGCAAAATCAACGCAGTAGTCGTAAATGTCAACAGGACCTAGTGCTTCGTTTTACCTTAATCTTCATATTTATGAAACCTCCCGTAGGGAACGGCCTCTGTGCCGTTCCGAAGAATCTGCACCAAATCCCGGAACGCTACAGAGGGCGTTCCCTACGGAAAATCAAGGTGAAACGGGGTATTAGCTACTACCGTCGTTCCGGCTGGGACGCCGGAACCCAGTTGCCAGGGATGGTAAATCCGCAGGAAGCAAATCGCGGATTTTCCTTGCCACTGGTCTAGTCGCTGGTAAGTTCAGGATCTCGATTCGCCAAAGCAATGTTACCGGGAAGATTTATACCTGTTTGCTCGGGGAGCAACCTCAGAGGATATTAAAGGTGATCTTTCGATTCCTGCTCTTAATGGCCACCGTGGGCCCCGGATTGGTGTGGGCCGCCACAGGCCCGCAGACACTGGCCATGGGCTTCCTCGGCGAGGATCCGGAAAAGTCCTCCCCACCACTCCCATCTCGAAGTCCTCATTGAAGGCCAGGCCTCCTATCGGCCCGGCGAACCGGTCCTGATCCGCTTCGAGCTGAGAAACCATTCCTCCGAGCACCTGGAGGTACTCAAGTAGGGCACGCCTTTGGAAGGGAAATTCTCGCGCGACATGTTCGCAGTCGAGCGCGGCCCTCACGCAACACCGGTGCCCTATCGAGGACCTTCCGTCAAACAGGGTACGCCTACGGCAAGCGACTTCGTCACCCTGGAACCGAAATCTGTTCTGAGCACCCGGATCGACCTGGCCCAGGGAGATGAAAAGGAGGCGAGATCGCCATGCCAACGGATGAGCCAGGGGAGGCGCAGGTCGCGGGAAAAACGTTTGGGTATGGATGGGTGGCCGCGGATCAAACCGCGCACGCGCAAACACAAGCGCTGCAAGCGGCCGGCTGCGAGGAAATTTTGCTGGAAACCGGCGGGGCGGAAGGAAAGCTACAAACGCTGATGAGTCAGCTCACAAACGGCGACACGGTGATCGTATGGAAACTGGACCGCCTGGGCCGGTCGTTGCAAGATTTGCTACAGATCCTGGAACAGTTCGAAACGCTCGGGGTTACGCTCCGCTCGCTCACCGAGCGTTTCGACACACAGGCCCCGAGCGGGCGGCTGGTGTGCAATCTGATTGCGATCATCGCCGGTTATGAGCGTTCTCTGATTAGAGGACAGGCGCGTTCTGTCAGGCGGACGGGCCGGCCGCGGGCACTGACCCAGGACGAGCTGCGCGAGATCAGAGCGTTATTCCTGCAGAGCAATCTGACGCTGGATGCGATTGCGGATCAATACGCGGTCGCGCGGAGCACCGTCGCAAAATACTTTCCAGGTGGCCGGCGCCAGGTCATGGCGGACGCCGCGCGGTCGGCGCGAACAAACCGCAACCAGGCGCCGTAAACACCGATGATCCGCGCCAAAACCTGCAAGGAAATCATGCCGCGCGCCGTTGATGTTGACGGCCCCGCGTTCGCCCTGCCGCGCGCCGCGATCTCTCCATTCGTCAGGCGTCAACTGGAGGATTTTTGCCGTGAGGCCATCGCTCATTGGATCATGATCTATGCAGGGACTAGCGCCCGGTTGATCATGGAGAAAGTGAAACCGGAAACCATCGAAGATATTACCTGCCTCCTGTTAAAGGAAGCCGGGTATGATCGTTGGCTGGTCGATCCCAGCGGACCCACTACAGAGGAGATCGAAACCATGCACCAAACGTTAGCGCGCGTCGGGGACCGGCACCGCGAAGCGCTGGGAGAGCCCTTTTCTTACCGGCTGCGGCCCGCGCTGATCACGGAGAGTGTAGCGGATGATTTTGTCGAATCCCTCCACCTGCTGTTGAGTCAAGGCTAATGGACGGCGAACGGGATTTTTCCGCCGATCTCGGCTTTTGCCGTTGCATTGCCTACGGGGGCAACGAGCACCTGGATGGGAAATGTGGCTGGTGCAAACCTGGAACACCTATGGCTTCAGCGCGCATACCGTAACGGGTGAATTCGCGGAAATACCCAAACCATGGGAAAAGGGAGCCGTCGAGTACGGCGATTACCGAGGGAATTTCAGGCGGCTCGCCGTCATTGGAAACAACGATACGGATTTCTATTCGAGCCGCTTCGAGTTGATCGGGACATTCAACCGGATCTATCTCGATAGCAGCTCATGGTTCGTCGAGCTACCGCTAAACAAGCGGACCTACCCGCTGGACGCCAGTGCCGCGACGCCCCAGAACCGCATTTTGGATTTCTTCTACTATGTGGATATTGATACGGCTGGGGGTTGGTGGCGCATCGAATGCCCCTATATCCGCGAGGTGCGGTTTTGGGGTCTCCCGACCGTGCCAGCGGATACGTATCGCGATTGGCACCTGCACGACAACAACTTCCTGGATTGGCCGCTGTGGCGCGTGGAATATGGCCATGTCTATGACATCATCGATGAGTACCGCACTACGGAGGCGTATAAGGAAGCCCTCTTCAAAAAAGGCGTCGGAATAATACCGTCGCTACCGGCCGGCGCCGGCCCGATGCACGACACGCCATCGCCGCCCAGCCAATCGCCGCCGCCGCCTCGACGCGATCCCGCGCTCGATTCGGACGATCCGCCCTCACTGCATCTCCGCCAGGGAACGCCGGCCCAGATCCGGCAGCACCCCAGTTACCACAGCAATTCCGGCGGGGCGCCGCTGCCAGGCTGGATCGATCCCATGCAGCTGTTCGGCGCGCCAACCGGCCCGGTCAATCTCGTGGCCGGGCGCAATTACCCGCCCTATGAAAAGACGGGGTGGGGGCAGCTATACTATCAGGGCCTATTCAATAGACTTTGTCTGATCGACCATACCCTCGGGGGGAGACTCATGGTCGAGGGGCCGATCCGCGGGATTCGACTGTGCCAAACCTACACGTTCCCGTCCTATGTGTAGGCGAATGACCGCTCAATTCGGGTTATCGATGATGCGGCCAACGCGCTCCCGCGCGGCACTGAGCGCGTTGATCACCGCCTGGTCAGCAGACAGGTTGACGTCTATGGCGACCTTATCGCCATAGTGCGCCGCATGGCGCCGTGCCAGGAGCCATTTGATGTTGTCTGAGATGACTTTTTGGGTGCGGGGATCCGGTGTCCCATAGACGGGGTGTTCAACGGGATTGAGCAGCGCATCCGCCAAGGCGTCCGCACCCCGTTGCCGCGCCTCCTCATAGCGCGCGGCGAGCGCCTCTGTCCGCTTGATCAGGTGCCGGAACGACGACAAGGGGATGCACGCCTCCGCGCAAGCCCACGTAACCGTGTATCCGTCCGCAATCAGGTCGAGCGCCTCCAAGAGATTTTTATACTTACGGACGAGAGATTTATTGTTTTCTAGATCAGTATTATGCATCGGGTCACTCATGAAAAAGAACTCGCTCAGTTTATTGCCGGGTTTCATGACGATCCACTTGGATTCGTGGAAGCGGTATTCCCCTGGGGCATGGAGCGCTTGCCGGATGGCCGGTCGAACCCGTTGCGGTATAGGCGGCCGGAACGCTGGCAGATCGAGTTTCTCGACGCCTTGGGCGCCCACATTCGAGACAATAACGAGCGGATTGCGCGCGGCGCCGACATCCTGCCGTGGCGGAGCGCGGTCTCATCGGGCCATGGGGTAGGCAAGTCCGCCTTGGTGGCCTGGATCATCCTGTTCATCATGAGCACCCGACTGGATTGCCGCGGGAGCGTGACCGCGGGGACGCAGGAGCAATTGGAGAAAAGGACCTGGCCCGAGCTCGCTAAATGGCATCAGCCCGCCATTCATGCGCACTGGTTTGCGCGGGACACAACGACAATATCCTTTGCGCTGTATCCGGAGTCCCAGAGGGAAAACTACGCCTTCACGGCGGCCACGGTCGCCGAGCATAAAACGGAGGCGTTTGCCGGCTTGCATAACGAGGGCCGGGCGGTGGGGATTATTTTCGATGAGGCTGCGAGAGTCCATCCCGAGGTATGGGAAGTCGCTGATGGCGCGACGACGGACGGCGAGGTGTTTTTTCTGGCGTTCGGAAATCGGACCCGTGCGACGGGTAAATTTGTTGATTGTTTTGAAAAAGATCGGGACTTCTATACGTACATCCGGGTCGTCGATAGCCGCGAAGTTTCGTTTACGAATAAGACAGCGATTCAACAAATTATCGCAAAGTACGGCGCAGACAGTAATGAAGCGAAAGTGCGGATCTATGGGCTGCCACCGGATCAGGAGTACGATGGCTTTATTGCGCACGCGGAGATTCTGTCCGCCGTAGAGCGCGAGCTGACGCCGGACGCCGGCGCCCCATTGATCCTAGGGGTTGATGTGGGGCGGCGTGAAGATAGCTCGGTGCTCTATTTCCGCCAAGGGCGCGATGCGCGGTCCCGGCCGCCCAAGCGGTTCCGCAGGCTGGACAATGTGCAGCTGAGCGACATCATTGCGCGCGAAGCGGACCGGGAGCAACCGGACGCGATCGTGATCGAAGGCACCGGAGGGACGGGCGTCATCGACATTCTGCGCACGCGCAACTATACCGTGACCGAAGTCTATCCCGGCGCCCCGCTGAGCGCGGTCGAAAATCGGGTGTATACCAATCGGCGCGCCGCGTGGTGGGGGGCGTTGCGGGATTGGTTGGGCAATGAAGGGGCAATTCCCGATGACGCGGCGTTGCGCAGTGAGCTCGCATCCGTGCGCTATGGATACAACACGCGGGACCAACGGGTACGGCTGGAGGCCAAACACGCGCTGCGGAATCGAGGCCTGCCGTCGCCGGATAGCGCAGATGCACTGGCGCTGACCTTCGCCGTGCGTCTGGCGCGCCGCGATGCGCACCTGTTTCGCGGCAGCCAAGACCGGCGGCGCGCGCACGTGCTGAACGATCCGTTAGACCTCAAGATCACGTGGGCATAAGATCCGATGGGAGGACTGTTCAAAGCGCCGAAACCGCCGCGCCTGCCACCGACGCCGCAAGCGAGCGCGGCGGAACTGGCGGCACAAGAGGAAGCGGAAGCGGAAAGCTATTTGCCGGCGCCTCCACGGCAACGGAAACCATTGCGGGTCACCTTACTCGGCGATACGGTCGATGACGACAAGATACGGAGCGAGCGGTATCGACGCCGTTGAGCAAACGCTCGCGCTCTACGCCGCCGCCCAGGAACAGCAGCGCTACCGTCACAGCGAGTGGAAACGGATCGCCGATTACTGCCTGCCGTGGCAGTCCAAGTTTTGGGCTGGCAGTCAACCGCCGCCGGCCGATACCAGCGCGAGCGAGGATTGGGATCCGGTGGGGACACAGGCACTGGACACCCACGTTGGGCGGCTGATTCAGGCGACGATTCCCGCAGGACAAGTGTGGCACACACTCACCCCGCCGACGAAAAGGATCGCGGAGCACCGTGATGTACAAATCTATGCATCGGAGGTGAATGACGCGATTTTTCGCACGCGCGAAGACCCGGAGGCCGGGTTTGAAGAAAATATTTCAGCGGTCTATCAATCCCTGGTGGCGTATGGCGCGGGCGTGCTATTTGTCGGGAAACGCCCACCGACGGTCCTGGCGCCGGGGGTGCGCTACCAGTTTTGTCCTCTCTATAACTCCTTCCTACTCCTGGGCTGGGACGGGAAAACCTCCATATTCTTCTTTCGTTTCTTCCTGAACGCGCGTCAATTTTCCGAGCGTTTCCCCAGCGAGCCGCTGCCGGAGCCGTTCAAGCGGTCCACCAGGCCAACCGAGGGCGACACGCGGGAATTCGTGCACTGCGTCTGGCGCAAGCCGGCGGGAGACTGGAGCCCGGCCGCGGACGGGTTGCGGCGGTGGCCAGTCGGCGGCCGTTACTTCGACCGGGAAGCCAAGCAGTTTGTTGGCCGGGAGCATGGCTATATCAGTATGCCGTATCTGACGCCGCGGCTGAACCTGGCGGAAAGCGCGCCCTATGGGCGCGGCCGGGCCAGCTTGGCGCTGCCCCCAATGGCCCTTGCCAGCGTCCTGCGCCGGGACATTGCGTCCACCGCGCGCTCGCATATGGAGCCGCCGCTGCTCGCCCCCGGCCGGGACGTTCTCAACGATCGCGTCGATTTGCGCCCGAACGCGGTTAATTACGGCGGGATGGATGAGCGCGGGAATATCTTGATCAAGCCCTTCCTGGTCGGCGACATCAATACCCCACAGCACGTGTTGGATCGGATCGACCACCAAACCCGCGACGCATTCCAGGTCAATGAGCCATCGGATACGACACGGAGGAGCGCGGCGGAGGTTCTGGAAATGAAGGAGACGCGGGCCACCGATCGAATGCGGTCCTTATTCCCGATCCAAACCCGGCTATTAGGCCCATTAATCGAGCGCGAGATCGCATTGGCCCAGGATTTAGGACATCTGCCCAAGATGCCGGCTACCCTGCATGAAAATGGCGGCCGCTTGCGGCCGGTGTTTACCGCGCCCGCGCTGCGCATGAAAGATCTAGCGGAGCTCTCCGCGTTTATGCGAACCCTCGAAGTATTGTCTCAGGTGGTGCAGATCACCGGCAGCCAGGCCCCCTTCGATACGATTAATTTCGACGTCGCCCTGCCCGAGTTTGCGCGCCGGCTGGGCGTACACCCTGATTGGCTAAACTCCGAAAAGCAAATACGCGCGTTGCGGGAAGCGCGTGCGCAACAGCAGGAGCAGCAAGCGGCGGTGGCGGCCGCCCCCGCCGCCGCGGGGATATTGAAAACAGTGAACGCCATGGGAGGCGTGCAATGACGGACGAAAGCCTCTATAACGCCTATGGCGACGATGCGAGGCTGTTCAGTCAGGAGTCCTGGGAGGGGCCGCCCACATCCAGCGCGGAGGAAGCGACGCTCGCATGGGAGGGACCGCCCACGCCCAGCGCGGAGAAATCGGCGCGCCAAGCGGCGGACGCGGCGCTCGAAGAGGTATTAACGCGGCTCATGACGCACTACCAACAGGTGTTCGTTCCCGGCGCCGCGGTGGATGCGGTGATGGCGGATCTGAGCGATTTTTGTCGTTACCATTACACGAATTACGCCGCCGACGCGCGGGAGCACGCGCGCCGGGAAGGACGGCGCGAAGTGTTTTTGCGCATTCGCGACTTTTCTCGCCTCCCCCTTCCTCAGCTCATAACATTGTATGGACCGGCACGGCGGGCGCGGGAGCAGGATTTCGCCGACCCAACCCTTTCTCAGCTTATAAATCAGCTCATAAAATTGTCTGGACGGTAATCGCCGTTACCCCATCACAGAAGAACCGCGAGCGATTGCGATGAGCGAAAATACACCCACAGATCCAGCGACCCCCGATTGGCGGGAAGGGATGAACGCGCAGCTCAGGGAGTTCGTTGATACGCGCGGGCTGACGAGCGCGAAGGGCGTGGCGCAAGCGTTCTACGATGACGTGCAAGCGCGCTCCGGCGACGACATGATCCGCTTGCCAGGCAAGGACGCCTCCCCGGAGGAGCTCGATGCGCACTGGCGACGGCTGGGCGCGCCGGCGCGCGCGGAGGAGTATGCGTTTGCGTATCCAGAGGGCTCTGCGCGCGATGAGCCGTTGGAACAGGCGGTGCGCGAGGGGATGCATAAATATCGGGTCCCGCGTGAGATGGGAGAGGGGCTGTGGCGGGAATTGATCGCACGCAATCAAGCGTATCACAAGGACGCAATGGATCGGCTCAAGGCAGACGACGAAGAGCAGATCAAGCAGCTCAAGATCAAATACGGCGACGGTTACGATGCGGTTGTCCGGCGTGGCCTTAGCGTGGTCAAGGCATTGGAAATCAGCCCGGAAATGCACAACACGCTCAACGATCTGCTGGGCGTCGGCGTGGTCGCCGATCTGCTGGGCCGCCTGGGGACACGATTCGGCGAAGAACAAACCGTCCACGGGTTCTACCCCGGCGAGCGGGAGCACAACATCCCGATCGATGAAATGTCGGCGCAACAAGCGCATCAGGAGCTGCGGAATAAAAGCCACGACAAAAAGTACACCGACGCCCTCTATGACCAGATGCACCCTGACCATGCCGCAATCAAACAGCACTGGCTGTCGTTGCATGCGCGATTGGCTGATCTGGAGCCTGGAAGGTACTAACGAGGCGAACTGAAAATGGCGAGCATCGAGGAAGTCTGGAGCCGTTCGTACACCACGGTTCTGCGCCGGGCATACGAAGAGGAGGAAACTGGCCTCTTCGATCCGTATATCCGGGAAGAAGACCATATCGGTGAAGGAGCGCAGGCGCTCCTGGAAATCAAGCGCAGCCGTTTTCGCAGAGCTACGTCGCGGATAGCGAAAACGCAACTCGAAGACCCCCAGTTCGGTCAATACTGGGTATTCCCTTACCGCCGGACGTTGGCGCTCGGGTCGGATGCGTTCGACAAAGTGAGAATGAACGATATAAACCCCTCATCGTCATTTTCGCTGAGTATCCTCGATGCGTATGGGTCGATGCGCGACGCGGATGTGATTGCGGCGGCGCAGGGTAATGCGAGAAAGGGAGAGCAGGGCTCCGAGATCGAGCCGTTCGATGATTCCAAAAACATCGGCTCCGCCAGCAATGCAAAAACAATGAACGAAGATCTGGTCGCTGAATGTCTGGCGCAGGCATTGAATCTGAAGATGGCCACGAAGACGGGCCAGCTATTGTTCGTGATGAGCCCGCATGCATACGCTCGCTATTCGGTCATCGAATCGGTCAAAAACACCCTGATCAATCAGGGCCAGCCGACGGCTCCAATGGCTAAGCCCGGTATGCTTTTGCGCTTTACGCCCATTGTCTATCCGGTAGAGGGAGATGACCTGGAAGGCGATGAAATGCTGAACTCCGGCGCGAATTATCATGAGTGTCTGGTGATTTCCGCCAGGCATATGGTACGGGCGATGTTTATGAGGTTAACCATGAAATTCAGTGAGCGGGACGACTTAAATGCAGCGTCTCAATGGCTGGGCCTGGAGTCGTCGGCGGTAACGCGCCTGAGAAAAAACTGCGTATTCAAAGTGTACGTCTCTTCGACCGGCTAGGAACCAATGGTATGGCTGACCGTTATGCGCAATGGCCCCTCTGCGTAAAGGGGCTCGTGGAAGCTGACAATAGGATCGCCGCGTTTTGGTATAAAGAAACTGCTGAGGTGACGGCAGCGGGCAATGCTCACGACATCGTGCAGCTGCCAGCCGGTCAGCTGATCCTGTTGTTGCCGCAATGCCGGATTGCTGTCAGCGCCGCCCCCAGTGGAGGAACAGCCTCGACCGCGAGGATTGCGATCGGCTGGAAACAATTCGAACCGATCGCCGGATTGCCTACCAAAGATCTGTTTAGCGATCTGCCGTTGAACGCGGGCGCTTACACGATCAATGGCGCAGCGGATGACGATGGTTTGATGGCCGCGTTCTTGCCATCGACGGCTGGGCACTCGTTTTTAACGGTTGGAAAGCCACCCATACGGTATTTTCATTCCAAGAAGGGGATTACCCTGACGTATAAGGTGACGGCGGCGCCTGCAAGTAACACCATTTCCGCGAACACGGAAATTTTCGGACACGTCTCCTTTCTCCGGTTTTAAATCGGTCTGCCTACCATGACAAAGCGCAGCACAATCGATGTCGTCTGCGACACGGCGCGCCTGTCGTATCAGGAGCTCGGCCGGCGTCTTAGGTATCCACCGGAAGCGCTCGCCGAGTTGCGTGATGCTCCCTACCATCTCCGCCACCGGCCGCTCTGGCAGGCGATCGCGGACCTGCTGCGGCAACGGACCGCTGAATTGCTGGCGGCGCAGTCGATTGTCGACGGCGTGCTCAATGGTGCGCGCGCCAGACGCGCCGCGGCGCATGCGGCGGCGCGGAGCAATGTCCGGCAGCTGAACGATGCCGGAGAATAAACTCTTAGGCGCCAGCGAACGGTCAGGTTACTGCGGATTCGTGCTGGTCGGGCGGCGGACGGAGCATCCGCGCATCCAGCGCGTAATCGATGCGTATCGGACAACGCGGGCGCCGCAACAGAGCGACCCGCTCAATCGGTGGCTGGCCCGGTTGTGGGCTTTTTTGACGGCGGCGCCAATGCGCGGTGTGGAAACGTTAGCTATGGAGAGTACCGATGCGGATCTGTCGAGCATCCGCGCGATGGTGTACGCCATGGCGGTAGCGGCCGGCATCTCGGTGCAAACGGTTCCGCAACAGGTGATTAACCGCACGCTCGGTCTGCCCCGCCTGACGATCGGACTGGCGCGCTACCGCGCCCGCAGGCTCGCGGCGGACATGCATGGTGGGCAGCGGCTATGCGGTCCAGATGGCGAAATTCCACCGGCATTGGCGCATGCGCTGCTGGCCGCCGTCGTCGGCGCCGACTGTCTTTACGAGCAAACGAAACACAATGAAGAGAACGGAGTGATCTATGGCTACTGAGTCGAACCAAATACAGGGCATCCAATTCGACGCGGAGAATCCGGCGCACCAGCAGCTGGTAAATAGCCTCCTGCATGAGCCGGTTTCCGTAGAAACCTCGATTATCCGGTCGTTGGCGAGATCGCTCGGGGCCGCGCTGGGCGAGGCGGCGGCGGACGAGCTGATGAAGCTGACGAAAATGTCGAACACGGGGTCCTTTCTCCTAGATACGATCGTGCATGGCTTTCAGGCTGGCGCCGAGATCGTTCGTGAGGCCACCGAAGATGCCGCGCGGGAGGAGAAAGCCGCCAACAGGTGAGACGCGGTTCCCCCACACCCGCGGGGATAAACCCGCCGCCGGGGACGGCTTCGTGGATCGAGACAGCGATGCGAGACAGTATCGTCTCCGAAGATTGGATCAAGGCGGTGTATCGCCAGAATCCGTCGTGCACCCTAGCTAAGGGCGGCAGCAAAGGAAAAGACGGAACGAGTAATCAACTCATCCGGCTGCCGCCAGGCCGCATCGCGTTTCCGATGGTGGGGAAAGATAGCAGCGGGTACAAACAATATAGTGTGTCCGTCTTATTCGATCGGCGCGCGAATCTGGACCTTCTACATGAACGCATCCTATCGTTCTATGAACGCTGGCCGGAGTATTACAACCGAAATACGAAGCAGTGGGATGGGTTGATTTATCCCATCAGGGATCAGAAGGATCGGGAGAATTACCCCGGATTCACGCCGGGAAATTTATATGTGAACGCCGCATCGATCTATCCTCCGAGTGTGCGGAATATCGACGGTAAATGGGTAAATCGAGACATCTCTCGGAAGCAAACGGTCTATCCCGGAGTTTGGGCGGTGGTGGTCGTGAAACCGGCGTCATTTTCGTATGATAATAATCCCACGCCCGCACGTGGCGTGACGCTGTATCTGAGTGGGATCGCGGTTGTCGGCGATGATGAGCAGCTGGTAATGTCTGGAGCGTCTACATTGCTGTCCGATATTGTCTTGCCGGAAGAAAAGTAGCCGATTCGCCGCGCCATGTCCGAGGGTGCAGTAGACTTCAAATTTCCACTCAGCGATGAGATCGTGCAAGCGGTCCGGCATAAAAACATCATCGCCGTGGAGACCGGCGACACGGTTGAAATCGGGGGCTATGTCGCAACGACGGCGTTCGTTAGCCAAACGGTATATGTCGCCCCAACGGCGGTTGTCAGTGGCAACGCCAGAATTCATGGCAACGTATCGCTATTCGGCGGCGCGATTGTACACGGCGATGTCACGCTTAGCGGCAATGTGGTCATCAAGGACCGCGCGGTCATCAATGTCGATAAAGAATCATCGCCGATTGGCGCGGTCATCCACGGTTCCGTATTGATTGAAGGTTTCTCGGAGATCACCGGCTGCGTGACGCTGACGGATCAAGTCGTCGTCACTGGCCATGCGAAACTGATCGGCCCAATGCGCGCAGCGGACACCGTGCGGATTGGCGGTCAGGCGCTTGTCGGCGGAACGTCCAGTCTGCGAGGCGAAGCGATTGTAGACGGCAACGCGCACATTCTCGGCAACCCCACGATTCAGGATGACGCGGTGATCGAAGGCGACGCCAGGATCCGCGGGCAGCCGACGATCGGAGACGGCGCCAGGGTCTTCGGAAACGCCCGCATCGAGGGCACGGCCAGCATTTGGCGCGCCGCTGGGCTTTCTGCACAGCTGGAAAGCGGCTTACGCCGCGCAGCAGCGGGCGAGCTCTTGGCGCGGTCTGGAATGGGCATTCGAGCAGGAGGACGCGGCGCAGGCGCGCCGGGGCAGTCTGAACCGCGACGCCACTGGCTTTCCACGGCTCGGAGATTCTTTTGACTATCGTGACCTGGCCACGTACTTCGTGGATGGCGATAGCCGCGCGCTGGGGCCAGGCGGCATCGCCGCGCTCGAACGTTACGATCAGGCCGTCAAGCGCGCGGCCGATCTCGGCCAGGATGTGGCGCCGGCACAGGCGCTTTGGGAGCGTGTGCGCGCGCAGGCGGAACAGGCGGAACGCGCCTGGCAGCGGACCCCAACCACGCCGGCGGGCATGATCGGCGGGTTCTTGGGCGGCGCCATCAGCGCCCTGGACCCACGGACAGATCCGCTGAATTTCGTAGTCCTGCCGGTTAGCGCCGTTGGCAAAACGCCGTTGGGGCGTATTGCCTGGGAGGCGGGTGGACAAGCGCTCGTGGAAGCGATTAACCAATTCACCGGGGCGCAAGAGGCGCGGCGGCTCCTGGGGCTCGAACACGGCATTGGGCCAGCGCTGACGGCAATTGGCGCCACGGCGGTCGGGGCCGGGGTCATGCAGGGACTCGGCGAGGGAGTGGCCCATCTGCTGACCAAGCGGGCGCGCGGAGCGCTCGCCACCGGAGCCGGAAGGGAATCACCTCCCTCCCCAGCCGGAGAGGAACGGCTTTTCACCCCACAGGAACGAACAACGCCAACCCAGCGGGTGCGCGCGGTTCCCGATGAACCAGGAGCCGTAACGCTCGCTGGAATGGACGCCGAGGACGCGGCGTCGCCATGGATGGGCTCCGGGATGGGGCGCGCGCGGACCGCGGCCGATGTGCGTGAGGTGGCGCGTCAGCTCGATGATTGGGACGGGCCGCGGCCCGACCGGATTGCGCCGGAACCGAAGCCAGGCGCGCAGCAGGTAATCGATCAGGACCCCGCGGCGTTCCGCAGCTATGCCAGGCAAGTCGTCGCGGGGGCAGCGCGTCAATCGGAAATGCCGGCGGAGCAGGCCGACCTGATGGCGCGTATCGACCAGCTCGACGCGCGGCGCGTGGATCTCGAACTGGCGCGTGGCGACACAGCCGAGGAGGTGTTGAAAACCCGGCTCGGCTTGCTGCGCGAAGAGCGGCAGGATCTGGTGGCGCGCCTGGGCCAGGACCGGGCGGATCAGAGGTTCGGGGAACTGGCGGCGACGCGGCGGTTGCTGCTGCGCGCGTATGCGCGCAGCCAAGGTCGATTTGCGCCGACGCTGGAGGACATCAAGCACGCAACGCGCGTGATCGATCGACAAGGTGTGGTGGGGCTTGGCCAATCCGAGGCGCCACCGCGGCCGAAACCGTCAGCCACGCCGGAACACGCCACCGTCGAACCCTTCGCGCCGGGGGACGAGGACGCCGCCACGCGCTTGTTGTCGGCGCTGAGGGAGCCGGCGACGCAGGCCGGAAACCGGGTGTCGGTCGCAATATCCGGGCGCCAGATTGCGCTCGATTTGGACCAACGGCTGCCCATTGTCGAAACGGAAGGGCAGCTCCCAACCGAGATCCGGCTCCGCGACCTGCTGGCGCAGGACCAGGCGGATGACGCGACGCTGGATGCGATGCGCGGATGCCTACTTTCAACGATTGCCTGAAAGACGCGTTGCGGAAAGCCGGGGCGGACCCCGCACTGGCCAAGCGGTTGGCCGCGCGCGCGCGGACGCTGGCGCAAACCGCTATCGATGGCGGCGCCCCGCCGCTAGCCGCGGAACGGCGCGCGTGGGAGCAGGTTGTCGCCGAAGCGGAAATCACCGCGCGGGAGCGCAAAAAACGCCGCGCCAAAACTGTCGAGCTCCTGGCTGAATATCAACACCGGCTAGACCAAGCGGACGATCTGCCGCCGACCAGCGTGCTGGTCGGCGATAAGCGCGACCGCACCGGCGGCGTCGCCTATGCGCGGGCGGCGATCTCACTCATCGATGCCGACCCGCGGTTTCCCGGCATCAGCTTCACATCGATCCGGGAATCGGCGCGGGGCCTGCTCCTGTCGAAGTTCAGCGCGAGCCTGCAACAATATGGCAAGGGTGCATTTGGCCGCCAGCGCGGCCGCGCGCACTTGCCGAATGTCGTGTACGAATTATTCGGCAACCGGACGGGCGACGCCGGCGCGCACCTGCTGGCCAAGGCTTACACGGAGGCTTCCGATCTCGGAGTCGAGCTGTTCAACGCAGCGGGCGGGAGTTTACTGAAACGCACGGATTTTCGCCTCGCGCAACGGCAGTCGCCGGTACGCCTGATCAAGGCCGGCCAGGCGCGCTGGATCGAAGTGCACCGTGACGCGCTCGACTGGCAGGCGATGCGCTGGCCGGACGGCGCACGGATCGCGCCCGAAGACCGCGAGCGCGTGCTGGAAACAGTCTACCGGACGCTGAGCACCGATGGAGCCTCAACGCTCGATGTGCAGCGCCAAGGCGGTAGACCCGTGGCGGGGTCGGCGGTCGGGAATGCGCTCGAACGGCACCGGTTCCTAGTGTACAAGGACGCGGATAGCTGGTTGCGGATGCACGAGGAGTTCGGGGAAGGCACCGTCTTCGATGCGCTCGTGGCCCACCTGGAAGGAATGGCCAATCAAATCGCGCAGATCAGCGTATTTGGACCCGCACCGGATACAGGCAAGACGCTGCTCGCCGGATTGGTCCGCCAACGCGCCGCGCAACGCGGCGGTCAGGCGGTGCTGGCGGCCGAAGCGGAGCTGAAAAACACCTTCGATCCGATGTGGGAGGTCGCATTGGGGCGCAATGCGGTATCACCGGATAGTCTGACGGCGAAAAGCGTGCTCACCGCAACCAACCTCCTGGTTTCGGCCCAGCTCGGGTCGGCTGCGCTGCTTGCGATCCCCGGCGATTTCGTGACCACGGCGTTCGTCAGAAAACTGAACGGAATGAACCTCTTCGGCGGCGTTCGTCACTACCTCAGAAGTTTTCTCCCGGGGCGCATCGGCGCGACAGAACAAGCACTGGCGGCACAATCCGGGTTCGTCATGGACAATGTGGTCTCATCGGTGGTGGCCGCGCAACGCTTTATGGGCCACGAGGCGCTGGGACCTGTCCTGGCCCGGCGTCTATCCGATGTCAACATGCGCATGAGCTTGCTGGCGGGCCATACTCACGCCGCACGGTGGGCGGTGCAATCCGAATTCATGGGGTTGCTCGCGCGGTCGGCCCAGACAGACTTCGAGGCGTTGCCATTTCTCGACGTGCTGCGCCGCTACGGCATCTCACGCGAGGATTGGAACACCATTCGGAATCTCCAGCCGTTCGAACCCGCGCTGGGTGTCCAGTTGCTCCGTCCGATCGATTTGTTGCGGACGGATAGGCCAAACGCCATACCGCTGTTCTATCGGTTCCAGGGCATGATTTCCGAGGAGGCAAAAAAAATGGTGCCGGAATCGACCCTGGAGGGCTCAATTCGACTCAAGGACACGACCCGGCCGGACACGCTGGCGGGCGCGGTATTGTACTCCTTTGCGATGTACAAAAATTTCCCCATCTCGTTCGCGCTCATTTACGGGCGCCTGGTGCTCAGCCTGAAGCCCCGATTGGGGCGGGCGTCTACGCTGGCGGCGTTGGCAGCCAGCATGATGCTGGTCGGCGCGGTGGGCACGCAATTGCGGGAAGTGAGCAAAGGGCGCGACCCGTTGCCGATGGACGCACTGAGCTTTTACGCCAAGGCCCTGCTCGCGGGGGGCGGACTCACGTTGTTGGGCGATTTCCTGTTCGGAAATATCAATCAGCGCGGATTCTCGCCGCAACAAATGGTCTCCGGTCCGCTGGGCGGGCTCGCGGCGGACGTCAGCCAGCTCGCGTTCGGCGATGTCTTCAAGTGGGCGGAATCCGTGGGATCGCTCTCAGACCCCGAATTCGAATCGAGCGCGGCCGCCAAGGCCGTCGCCTTCGCCAGGAAATACACGCCGGGATCGACGCTTTGGTGAGCCAGGACCGCGTTGCAGCGGCTGCTCTTCGACGAGGGGGTGACTGCGATTAAGAAGGTCTCCCCCCACTTCTTCGCGGCGCTCGGCCTCGGGACTATGCTGTCGCACGAACGGCAGAAGGCCAAACGGCGCCAGGAGAAGCGACGCCGGGAAGCCGAACGCGGCCCCCACCTCGAAGGCCGCCAAGGGCCGCCTCTCCTTGACCCTCAGCGGACTATTCCAGAAGCGCGCTTCGCGGAAGCCGCCAACCGCCAGCTCCTTCCCAGCAGACCTGCCGCACACATTCGAGCTCCGTAGGCAGCTACAGGTCAAGGTGATCGAGGTTCTACAAGCGCACCCGAACTGGCGCAAAGACCGGATCTACGAAGAGGCAAAGCGGCTGCTGAGACTACGGCTATGAGCGCAAACCAGTCCGCCAACGACTAACCGTGCCGCCTCCTGCAAACCACTTCCAGCTTGCTGGCAGTCACCGGCCGTCCCGCAGTTCCCCGCGGTGCGTTTTTGGCCCCGAAAGCACCCTGTTTCCTCACCTGCTACGTTGAAACTATAGACGTTAAGTCCCTTCACTTTCAGTCCGTGGCTTGTCCACGGATGAGGACTTTAGTCCTCCAGACTATGGACTTTCAGTCCATAGTGGTTGATATCAGGCGCTAATTCGGAGTCGTGTGAATTGGATGATATGTTGTTTATTGACGATACCTCTGAAACGCTTACTCCTACCTTCGAGCTGAAATAGTATCAGCTGACGGTACAGGGCAGCGGAGGCAGCAATGGTACGGTTACATGGAACGGGAACACCTGTACGATCACGGGAGGTAACACGTCGGGTAGCTGCCCGGGGATGGTCGACCATGGTACCGTAACCCTGACTGCCGCGGCGGCGTCGGGCCATACATTCAGTTGGTCGGGTGATTGTAGCGGTACTACAACGACGTGCACGGTCACCATGGATAGTGCCAAGATCGTCACTGCCGAGTTTCAGGAGTAGACCCCCCCCAGACGACAACCCGCCGGGCACAGAGTATGAGTTGACGAAGGTACTAAGTGTCAGCGGAAACGGTAAGGTCTTGATCTCAGGGGATGGGATCGCCTGTACGATCACGGCAACTTCCAAATCCGGTACCTGCCCGGAGACACTCGCCGGGGGACTTCCGTGACACTGACGGCTACGGCAGACGCGGGTTATAAATTCGTTGGTTGGACGGGTGGTACTTGTAACGGTACGGGTTCGTGCACACTCACCGTAAGTGCGGAGATCGTCACTGCACAGTTCCAGAAGGAGAACGGCGATGATGGGAACAACGGCGATGGGAACAACGGCAAGCCCGGTAGTCTCCGCATCAGTGATTGTAGTGAGGAAGCAAAGTTCCGGACCCATGGCCTCTATAGAGCCTATTATAACCGCTGTGCCGACTTTCTAGGATTCGACTTCTGGTGTAAACAGTTGGGTGAAAAGGGAGGTGGAACGGATCTCAAGCTGGTCATTGTGCCCTTTGGATACTCCAACGAGTATAGAAATCGGTTCGTCGACCTGAGTCCGACAGAGAGAATCAAGGGTCTCTATCTCAGTATGTATGATCGAGAGCCGGAGAAGACGACGGGGTTGGACTATTACGTTAAATGCATGGATGAGCTCACCCAGGAATGGTACGACCTCCATGATGACAGTGAGAGAAATGCGGAGGATGCACCTGGAAGGGCAAGAGCCTATGCAGAGTCTCAGATTGCCCTGAAGATCTATGTCGGTACGCGAGGACTCTTTGACGGTAATCCACCAGGAAAGGATTCAAGGACACTGAGGGCTAAGATAAACAAGTGTCCGCAGTATTGAAGCCGGCACCTGGTACGATTCCTCTCCTTTAGGGAGGGTATCGCAAAAGCCTGTCGCCGGGAGCGCCGCCTTCCAGGCGGCAGGTGTCGGTAGGGAGCTGATCCGGAGGTACCTCCTTCCCCTCCAGGTAGGCCCGTACCCACGGATGCCGGCAAGCTGCCGGCGCTTCCAGGGGGACTGCCGGTTTAGGAAGCTGTCTGGTTAAAATGGATCGTAGCGAAAATGATCCAAACTGAGGGCATTTTTTCGCGCTTTCGAGGCGAATAGCCGGCCTATTTAACGAGAAAGCG